CACATTCGTGTTCTCTTCTAAATCGATCTTCCCCAATTTTAGCTCGTTCTTCGTTTGCCCATTTTTCATCTCTTTCAGGATGTTCGCTCCAATGACAAGTAAATGATTTAAATCCATTCTTACCAAATTTTTGTTCATTACCATAATCATCCGAAGTATCTATAGCAGACTTCCATATTTGTGCAAATTGGTCGTTATCTTGATTTGGTGTGCTAGTAATAATACATTTACCACCAGTTGCAAGTGTGGGAGAAAGTGAAGTCCAAAATTCTTGTGCTATACGTGGTTGAACATATGCAAACTCGTCTAAGTAAATTAACGTTAAACTCATACCTCGACCAGTTGTTTCTGTTGTTGCTTGGGATACAATACGTGATCCATTTTCAAATTCCATAGATCCTCGATTATAACTTGTACAACCTGCTCTTATATAATTGGGCAAAGTTTCATATATAAAACGCAAACGAGTCATTATTTCAAATGCACCTGCGTATTTGTGTGCGGCAATTAATATTGTACTATCTGATTTAAACATTGCATACCATAATAGGTATGCAGAAGCGGCAGTTGATTTGCCTGTTTGTCGTGGAAGAAGTGCTATTGCATATCTATTATCATTGTATATCTTAACCAGTCGTTTTTGAAAATCATATAAATCAAATTTTACACGACCTTTTACAGGATGTTGAATATAACAATGATGACTCATAAAGTGTACAGGATCATTAATACATTTGGCTAGTTCTTGGATTTGTTCATCAGTATACTTCTCTTGTTGGTGGGGTCGTTTTACGAGAGTAGTATCAAAATTGCTCATTTATCAAATATTTTTATGTTTATTGTCCGGCAGCGGCTAGCTTTGAAAGTTTTTATACATTTCAAACATTTTAGATTCTTCAAGTGGATTATCACCATAGTTACCTAAGGCATCGCGTGTGTGTCTTTTACGTTTTCCAAAACCTTTAAATGAAAAGTCGTTGTGTGTATCGCCTACTTCTTTTTCTTCAGGAGCATTTGCATAACTACCTTCGGCTTCCTCTGTCGCAACCATTTCTTGTTCTGGCTGAAGTTGGGGTTGTTCTATTTTAATAACTAATGTACGCATATCATCTGGATTCATGTGTTGGTTACAACTAGATCCTGGTGAACTCAACGAGCTCATTGGGTCTTGTTGTGCTAGTCCGGCTAGTTTTAAAATATCAGCTAAATTCATTATTTTTTCCCCCTTGGATCTGGATTGTGAGGTTTAGATAATGGACTATCTTTACCTGGTGATTCATTTTTCATTACTTCAACTTTTTCAGGTTTTTTAGCAAATTCAGTTTTGGGTGTTGCCCTATCTTTAGCAAGTTCTTTAAGAAACAAAGAATTAAATTCGTCACCATAAAATTTAGAACCTAGTTCGCCGTGTTCATCTTTAGGGTATTCTGAATCTGTTGAAAGTAACTCTTTTTTCTCATCTGCTGCCAATTCTTCTTCTTCCATTGCAGGGTTTTTAACTCTAACTATAGATTCTGGTACATCTAATGCTTCTACAATATCATTTAATAAGATATGTGGAGCAACAGGTTGCCGAGTTTTTAAATCTATAATGTTTATTTCTGCAGGACCTAAGTCATCAAAATCTGGAGCAGAAGATTGCAATATTGTCTTCTTGGGTTTAGATATTGAAAATGCCTCGTATTTCTTTAAGGCTTCTTCCATTCTATCTAACTGCTCGTCTTTCAGGTCTCCTGCAACTTTAACCCTAAAAGCATATTCTTTTTCTGCTTCGGTTAAGTACTGGCTAAAAGATTTCATGTATTATTCCTTGTCGTCGTCGTCAGTGTCTTCTTCTTTGGCTTCGTCGACTTCTTCTTTTTTATCTTCTTTTGCTTCGTCTACTTCTTCTTTTGATTCGTCGTCTTCATCTGATTCAACAACAGCCTGTTCTTGTGCTAGTTGCATTTCTTTAATTATATCCGAATACTTACGAAGCATTTGAGCTGAGTTTTGATATGTCATAATCTAAATCCTTGAAATGTGTTTTAATTATTTATCATCTATTAGTTTTTTTGTAAGCTCATTAATGAGAGAATTACGGTCACTTACGATATGATCTGCATCAATTACGTGTTCATAACTTGCATTTTTGGATTCATTTTGATCCAATCTAAGTTTCTTAAGTTGTAGCTCTATTGCCCTTAATTTTCTATCTGATTTTGAATTTTTTGCTTCTATAGCATTTTTTAACATGGTTTGGGCCGATGCAAATATATGTCCAGCATTTCTATCCTCTACATTAAAACCTAAATCCATTAAATCTTCAAATGCTTTTTCTGCCTTATCAGCATACCTATCCATATCTTCGTCGCTTGTGTTTATATCTTTAACGGCAGGTAATGCTTTATCTATCTTATCTGCAAGTGATAACGCTTCTTTTTCTTTATCAAAAACAGGATATGGTAATACACCGTCTGCAAAATTATTATTTTGCATATCTTTAATGTCATTCTGACTTATTTCAGAAATGCTAGGAAGATTAAATGTTTCTTCAAGTTTTTTAGTCATTTTTGTTTTTTCTTTTTCATTTTATGAAATATTTCATGTTCAGTAACAACCCTAAATCGTATACCTGCTTTATTTGCCCATTGTTTGGCGGCTTCCCACTTAGCCATATTTAATACAACTTTTGCTTTATCTGATTTTGATCTTGCTTCTTTTATCTCTGCTTGTTTATATGGTTTTATTTCTATAATTTCTGCATGGTTTTTTCCTTCTTTATCAGTGTAAACAATAAAAAAGTCAGGTATATATCTAGATCGTTTGCCCGTAAAGGGATTCATATATTCTATTTGTTGTGCTTCTGATGCCCATTTAGATATATTCGGATGATTATCGCACATCCGCATAAATGCTAATTCCCATCCTGATCTATATATAGGTTCATGTTTTCCGATATACTTATCTGGGTTTTGGGGACTAAAATGTCCTTGTTGATATTTTGTTGCCATTAATCTATTACTTGTCTAGAAACATGTTCATTTATTAACACGTTTTGCCTTCCTAATTGATTATTAGAAGCTCTAGTAGTATTTAATGTTGTAATAATATCATCGGTAAGATCTAAACCATTAACATCTATAAGTGGTAAAAACTCATCATAATTTTTATTATAATATTTTGCTAATGCCAATATTTCAAAGGCTAATGTTTTACTTGCTAATTTAGAAATTCCTGCACCTTGTAATTCGCCAACTACAATATCATGCTCTGTTGGTAAAAAATCAAATGTTGCTGATGCCAAGTCACCAATTAGTCTACTATCAAATTCAGTCGAATCGTCGCCTAAAGTTGCTCTAATTTCTTGGGCTCTACTTAATCCGGTATTTGCTGATATCGTTGATGCTGTTTCAGATTTATATGCCATATTAGAATCCTAATCTACCACCTAAAGAACTTAATGCAGATCCTGCATTTTTTACGAATGAGGAAATATCACTACCCAAATTTGACATGTTTCGTTCACCCCAACCATCATCATATGTAATACCTTCATATGCAAATTGGACATTCCAGGTAACCGGACTTGAATCAGAATAATCAAGAGTATCGTGACTACATGTAGTTATAACAGGATTAAAAAGTGTAACAGATTCTTGTGTTGGAGCACCAACACCGCCATATTCTCGATGCATTCTTATTTGACTAAAAAAGTATCGTTCAAATGAACCTGAAGCAGTTTCTTTAGGGGATTGTAAACCAAAGTTATCTGTTGTTGCATATTCTTGTACTGTATCAGATGTTTCAAAGTTATGTCCAAATGTTCGGCCATCTTTGTAATAATAATTAAGATATTCTTTAAAAACATTTTGCCATTTATTATCTCTTGTATCCATAAATGTGATAGTAACAGGTTGGAAATTTGCCCTTGTTTGAATAACTCGTTTTCTGTTATATTGATTTAATGTTTGAGAATCAAATGACCAACTCGGTAATTCAGCAGATCGTATTACTAATTTTAATTTATCTAATTGATCTTGAAGAGTTGTTACTGTTGACTTAAATTCAATTACAAATTGAAATTTTTGACGGGGCACCGCTGTTAGAGGGCCACCATCATTCTGAGTGGAATAAGCAATATCTGCATAGTTACGCAAAATTGAACTAACTGGCATACAACGACCTCAATTATTATGATGTAGCAGTAGATTGATTTAATGTTGTTGAAGTAATATTTTGAGCGTTCAACGTATTCGTTTCACCTACCAAGTGCTCTGCATTATCGAATCTTACTGTCATTGTAAGTTGAACTGGTTCACTAGTTGCATAATTTGATTCGCCCCATTGCATATTTTGAACAAAACAACCTGATAATGACCATTTATCAAGCACCGTTGTGCCACTAGATGAATTACTTGTTCCGTCTAGTGTTTCA